ATTTGACTTCTCACGGTTATAGATGCCCATATATTTATCTCTGGCTTCCTCTAACTCAGCAAAAGTCATCTTGGTTAATGATCGACCAGCGATTGAATAACTGCCAACATCGCTATCAGCCTTGCCCTTCAATATGGTTTCTATTTTATTAACCATAATCTCGGCAAAAGTGCGCGGGTCTGTTCCGTTTACGTCAATATCTTCATTAACATCCCAGTGGCCCTGATCTATAACGATCCGCTCACTATCGCTATTGCGAACTATTTCTAAGTGCCAATGATGATGACCCGCATCAAAGCCGCTGGAATCTGTGCCCAAGATGGTAAATAAATAATCATCCCCGCTAGCAGTCCCAGTTACTTGAAACTCGTGGCTTCCACCAGCGGCATCTCTTGATATGTAAGTTGCTGTATATGCAGTATTTGGGTAATCGTCGCTAAGGTCTGTGCGCTTCCATTGCACGAAATCACCCACGACAAACTCTGCGGGTTCAGTAGTCGGTGCATTTGCTGCGTCGAATAAATTGGCCATCTATCACCTATAACCGTGAACGAACGAATTGCGGCGCGGCATAGCTGGACGCCTGACTTGCTGAGGTTTGTCCGATTGTACCTTATTTTGGGCCTGTTTTGCAACTGCGTCCATATTTATATTTAAAACGGCTAAAGCAGCGGTTGCGTAGACCCGACAGTCAAGCGCCTCGTTGCGCTGCCTGATCTTCACCCACTCACGTTTTGGACGCCCTTTGAAATACTTAACCACCCTTTTTTCTGCGGTAAGCATCCTAAAGTATTCCTCGTTTCGTCCAATCGGGAAGTGACAATATCCCGCGCCCTCTTCAGTCATCTTCAGGCGAGCATACACTAATTCTTTCGCTGTATCTACTCCCACAGGGAATAGGTTGATTTTACCGATATTATTCTTGCTTGGCCTGCCGATCACAGGCTTACCCTCACCGCCAATACCCTTGATAGCGAACACACGCTTACCCGCACGGTTTCGTGCATAGTTGTAAACTTGCTGCGTGTAGTGGCCACCGCTATCGATGCAGGCCGATCTGAGCGTCATGTCACCAGATAGAGGATGTGTATATGTACGCTGCAACGCCCTATCCAGATCAATCCATAATTCCGCTGATGATGGATCACCATATAAGATGTTATAGTCGATTGACCAACTTTCTTCTCCACGACCCCAGCCAACTATCTCATATTCTAGCCGATCATCTTGAACATCTACACCAGCAGTCAGCATCAGGACGCCCTCAGGGAGCTCATCGCCCCAATCCTCTGCCCGATCAATCAAATCATATTCATCAAGCATCTCGCCCTGTTCTTCCCACGTCTCGCCCAAAGTCGTGTTTACCCACGTCCTAAGCCGCATAGGATCACGCTTGGCGGCAATAAACTCACCAACAATCTCATCAAGCCGCGTCCAAGGCGAATACAGCGCTGATAAGTGAAAGCCAGCAGTCTTGCCATCGCCGGTATCTGTCTTCTGCCAAGACCCATACCGGATAGCGCGAAACCGATCAGCATCATCCCAGCAAGACCCGCAATGCTCGCAGCTATATTCGGCAGTATTCGGATCATTATTGCTGAACTTAACATTCGCCCACTGAAGCGTCTGCTCGCCATCGCAGTGCGGGCAGCTAACGAAGAACTTGCGCTTATCGCTTTCCTCATACGCCTGCTCAATGCGAGATGCGCCCTTTTCAGTCGGGGTGCTAACCAAGATAATCTTGCGGTTCCAGAATGTAGCAGAACGCTTCTTCGCCAATGATACGGGATCACCCTCTGTGCCAGCAGAGATAGGATAGCGATCAACCTCATCGCATAGAATAATGCGGCATGGACGTGACGCCAATGAGCTAGGCGAATTAGCACCACATGCAGTAACATGACCGCCCGCAAAGACTTTGTGCAAAGTTGTGTTGCCACTGTCACGCGATCTGGGATCACCGATCTTATCCAGCAAAACAGGCGTATCGCGTATCGCAGGGGCAAGCCTGTCCTTGCTCCAAGTCTGAGCCATATCTAGCGTGGGCTGCACAACAAGCATAGGCGCTGGATCTTGATGAATGTGAAAGCCAACCACATTATTGATTAGCTCAGTCTTACCAATCTGCGCAGCAGTCATCAGAACGATGCTCTCCACATTCGGATCAGAAATAGCGTCCATCATACCACGCTGATATTCTGCGCGTGAGGTTGACCACTTGCCCGCCTCTGCTGAACTTTCGCTAGATAGCTGGCGAAACTGGTCAGCCCATTCCGATACAGTCAACTTTGGTGGCGGCTTCAGCGCTCGCCGCATCGCCTCAACTAAACGATGCTCAAGCTTCTTCGCTTGGCGCTTCCTGACGGTATCCGACCAGTTCACTCAATGCCTCTTTGACTGCTTCTTCGATTATCGCTTTGCATTCCTTAACATCCTTAGCTGCATTTACTTCAGCAGCAACCTTGGTTGGCACAGCAAGTAGCTTGACCTTCGATTTTAGCAACTGATCCTCAAACTGCTTCACGATGTCATCGATCTTAACTAGCTCGCCACGGCCAACCGCATTCTCCATCTCCTTTGCGTCAGCCTGCTCCTTGGCCAACCTTGCACGTTCAGCAGATAGATCAAGACCATCTTCGCTGTAACGCCCAGCCGCAATCTCACGCAGATGGTCAAGATACTGCTTAGAGCATTCCTCATAGGTATATTGCCCACGCTCGCGCTCTTCAATGATACCACGATCTACCAAATCACGCAGGGTTTTTAGGGATACCCCTAATTTAGCTGATATTTCCGTCTGAGATGCCATATTTAGCTCATTTTTGCGTCTGCTATCATATAGCTATAATATTTAGTGGCGCAATACTAGATGTTGTTACACTCCCTTTGTGTGGCCCCTACCACTAGGAAACTTTAGTGCCTCACGCGTACCCGCAGGCTGATTGCTGTCAGAGTACCTTTTGCGCTGCCATATAAGCCGCGTAGGGCGCTGAAGGGCATATTTTATAGGGCAACACCTATCAAGAATAATAGCGGCGCTGTGTGGCGCTAAAAAAGGGCTGTTTTAAAGCCCGCACAATCGCATATGTTTTTCTGGTGTATAGGTATAGCTCGCAAGCAAAGCGCTGCTATGCGGCAAAAATATCAATCAATAAATATAAAATAGTATCGCGGCGCATTCCGCGGCGCATAAAAAAACCGCGCAAGATAGCGCGGCGCAAGCTGGCAAAGTAAAAGGGCGCTAAAAAGCGCCCTCTATAAATTCCATGATAAAACCTAATATGGCCATAATAGCCAAGGCGATTGAGTTAAGTATTTTTTCCATAATTGCCACATTGTTTCGCGCTCCAAGCGCCGTTTTGTAGAATTTGCTTTTCCTTATCAGTGCAAGGAAAAGACCGGCCAAGCGCGTCAATTCGCTCGCAATCAACTAAGCAAACAAGCGAGGGATAGCGCGACATTGGGTCACCATTAAACCAAGCGCTGAACTTTGAAGCGCGGCCGTCCATTGTGATTTTGTGGAAGTAGTGAGTTGCGTTCATTGTTTCGCCCCTAAAAATCAAGGTAAGCATCACCGGCGATGGTCACGCTGGGGTCATCAAGTGACGCGCCGCAAGCCGTGGCAAAGGCCAAAAGCTCGCTGTCATCCGCGCAGCTGCCATGTTCGTTTATCCACTCGCCGTGCCAAGTAATTTGCGTGTAATTATCGCGGCGCGTACCGTTAAACATATCTCTTGTTTCAGTATCAATGCCGGTCAATTCCGCGCAGAAACCGCAGTCTTCTGTCAGCGCGTTATAAACTTCCGCGTGATCGTCCAGCTTAAAAAGCTTGGCGTCAGTGTAACCGCCGCGAACGTCAGCGCCGCCGTGAATTTGAAGTAATAAATACTTTTCTTCGCCGTACTCGCCTTCACGCGTCAATTCCGCGCCTTGCAAAACTTGGCTATGGTTCGCGCCCCAATTATACGTGTTGAAGCTTTCGCCGTTCGCTTTAAACCCGCGCATATCTAACCATTCCGCGCCAGCCATAGAGACGCCATAAAAATCGCCGCTTTTCCAATCGTCAACCGGCATTGCGTTAAATTCTTGACATAGGTCATCCAGCTCTAACGCGCCGCCGGTCAATAGGTGAAACACGTTTACGCAAGGTATTATTTCCGCGATAGTTTCGCCGCCGTATTCTCGCACATATATTTCCGCTGTCGCGCTTGGCATGGCGCGAAAATCATCAACGGTTTTACCTATGTTGCGTTGCCAAGCGCGGCCATTTGCGCCGCCGCTGTCAAGCATGTGGGTTCCTGTGTTTTCGGTCAGCATTGCTGCAATGGTTTGCTCTAGTGTGAGTTTCATTCTGTTTCCCCTTCAATGTTTTCTATAGCCGCTTCCAAGCGCTGCTTTAATTCAGCGCGTCTCAAATAAAAACGCATGTCCTCAACGTCATTAAAATCTAAAGTGCTAAACTCGCTGCATTGTATGTCGCCCAAAACGCAATCAAGTGCCGTTTTGGCTTCCTCAATTGTTATTGATATATTTTTCATAACTCACCC